TAGCATCACAAGCAGTATCGTCACTGTCATCGAATGCAATCACTTCCCCGACCATGTGTAGGTTACCTAATATGGTCATGCGTTCACGCCAGGACATAAAAGGTCGCCCTTTTTTGCGTGTGAGCCAGTCTTCTGAGTTTAGGCCCACAACCACATGATCTCCCAGATGATCAGCATGATTCAGTAAAGAGATATGTCCGGAATGTAGCGGATCAAAGCCGCCGGTTACTATAACAATTTTCATACAGGTATTTACACCTGGATGTCTTCCATGCCTGCAGTTCTTAACCTGACCACATGACCCATTTGCCACTGTTTGGTATCCAGCCCTTTGAGAATGCCCAGCCAACGATTACGTAGATATGCTACTTCGTTGATCAGTGTTTCATAATCAATCACTTCATCCTCACCATCTGTGTATTTTTCAGCATCTCTTGAGGTCAGCGCACGAGCATAGTTTTCCATGTACTTTTGAAAGTGTTTTCTACGTATCTTACGCAGTTGTATATTAAGGTAGTTTAGTACTGCTTCAATCTCTTGCAGTTGATTAAATCTGTGTTCAGTAATGCCAGGCAAGGCTGTGATATTCTTTTCAACTATGCCGTAGATTCTACAATCCTTTTTGGCATCTTCAAGTTCACGTTCGTAGTGACTGATAAAGTCCGGAATAGAATTAAGACTAGCAACTACGCGGCTATACCACATGTTCTCTCCAATTTTCTAGATAAGGAAACAATTGTTTCCAATTGGTTCCACGTCGACGATCTAACTCGTCAAGATGAGTGTGTAATTGTAATATTTTTTCTTCATTGATGCAACTGATTTGGATTTGTGACCAAATTCCTTGCAAGTACTTGTAAGAATTATTTTCTTGCCAAGTTTCTTGAGCAACTGTTCTTAGTGCTTTTTCAAAACATTGACTCCAAAATACAGGACCAAAAATATCTGGATTCTGATGTGCTGGCTTAAAAACTGTTTGAAAGTGATGATTTATTTTGCGTTTTTGTTTCCATCCATTTATTTTTTCCAACAGCAGTGGAAAAGTTTTGATTGTAAGTGGACTGAGTGTACTATTGATATTAAGGTAAATCCAGGGACTGTTGATCAATGTCTCAATATTTTTTTCAATTATATCTAGTTTAAGACCATATCTTGCATATTCTTGTTCAGGACCCCAACAATCTAAACTTACTGTTAGGTCAAATCTTTTGAGTTTGCGCAAAGCAACAAGGTCTTTCCATTGCTGAACCAATGCCACAAATTTATCAGGATCATACATCAAGTTGCTTACAATATTCAATTCAAGATCTCTGCTGGGATTTTCATTAAAAAATTGCAAGCAACGGAAAAATTCTTTTTGATACAACGGTTCACCGCCCAGCAGGTGCAATCTACGTAATGTAGTGTGATTTTTCTCTAACCAGGAAAAAAACTTTTCAATGTAAAGATCGGTTTTATTTTTATCAATTTTGCCGGCTTCTAATATTATTCCGTTTTTTTCAAATCTACCAAATTTTTGATTCTCTCGTTGAATTATTGAACTGTTATGTGGTGTGCAATATGTGCAAGACAGATTGCAAGTGTTATTTAAAAATACTTCTAAAATTCTGGGACTGACTTTGGTAGCAGTGGGATCGCTTTCTAATTCGGGTGGTACAAGTCCTGGTATTTGCATATGAAATTGACGATCACTTTGGCCGCCGGCTGCTTCAATTTTTTCACAGTAACGGCAGCCTTCATCGTCTGACATATAAGATAATGGTTGCGGCCATTGACCTTGAAGCATGGTGTTTCTTTGTGCTAGTTTTTCCGGAGTGTTATGAAACTGGTCAAAATTTTCAAGCGATATCAAATGCTTGCCCACACGATGACATGAACTAGTTGTGCCTTCGTTGAGAAAAACAGTGCTCCAGGTCCATTTCAATTGACAGGCTGTGGCTGTTTTTATTGGAAAAAATGATTTCATGATTATGCCAACCAAGATCTAAAATGCAATGGTAAAAATCCTAAATCTATACTTCTACGTTGCGTAAATTCTTGTAAGTATTTGCTGAGTTTGTCTTTGACCACTGGCATAGCAGGATTGGATATTGTGCGGATTATCTCCTGAAGAGACTGCGGATAATCATTTACTTTATCTGCCAGAGTCATCTTTGTATCTTCATCAAGAACATGAACTGCAAAAAAATCAGGGTCAGTGCATGTATTCCAAATTATGTTGACATCTTGAGCATAATCAATAAAATCATCGATGCCCAATAATGCCAGATTAGTCACTGTGCAAACAAACTGAAAAGGCATACCCTGTTGTTGGAGAACTTCGATGTTTTTTTCAAACCTATACCATGTGTTGCCATTTCTCAATAGTTCGTACATTTGACCAGTGGACTCTGCACTTACTAACACTTGGATGTTTTCATAGTTTCGGAGTTTTTGGATTTCTTTGTTGAATCTTTCTGTGTTAACTCCAAGACCAGAACTAATTTTTATCGGAATACCGTACCCAGAAAGTTTTGCAATTAAGGGGACAAGATCCAGGTATAACAAAGGTTCCCCACCTATAATAGAAATTTCTTTAAGGGTCGAAGATTCAACTAAACACCCTATCTCATTGAGTAAAATGTCATTGAAACGAGTGTTTTTTATATCTTTTTGACTGAGTTTCATTATCACGCGATCCATGTCCTTGAGAATAAATCTATCGTCGCCGGTATTGATTGGATAATCACCGTTGTCATTGATATCTCTTGCCCAGGCTGAACTATAATACTTGCAACAGTAAATACATGTCATGTTGCAGTCTGACCCTACAATAATTTGTAGTTTTTCTGGTTGAGTGATAGGCTCTACATGGGTTGGCAAATAACTTTTCATTGAGATTCGCCTACTAATTTGCGATTTTGATTCTGGTAACCAGCAAGCGGAAGAACACGAAGCCACAGGTTGGTTTGACAACATCTGTTGTCGTTCGCTGATCATTTCAGGCGAATTAAAAAGATTGCCTGGATATTGATTGATATAATCAAAATTAATTTTTGCTGGAGTTGCCGAACAACAACTCATTGTCTTGGATTTTTCTAAATCAACTGATAACCACCAAAATTTTTGCGAGCAATAAAAATCAGTTGATGTAGAAAGACTACCCAATTTGCCGGTCATTAGTTTTCCCAGTCTTCGTCTTCTTCTTCCTCTTCTGACTCATCTTCTTCATCTTCTGCCGCATAGTCTTTATCGTTGTCAAGGTACGCGGTAAGCGCACGTTTGATGTCAGAGTCACCTTTGAAAGCCGTACGAATATCTTCTACGTCTGAATCATTGTCCATCAGGATCTGTATCACAGTTTCGGCGGCTTCAGCACGGTCCACTGTGTTTACAAAACGCTTGAGTTCTCCCCAAATTTCACTGGCTATTGCTTCACTCATCTGCTGTTTCCTCCGGAGTACTTACCTCTGCTCTCTGATTTCTAAAGTCTGTCATGACCTTGTCCAAACATCCTTCATCGTTCTTTTCCCATGCTTTGCGGAACTTCTTGATAACTTCGCCGTCACTTGTGGTAAACACCAGACTGTTGCCTTCACGCTTGAGCATTGTTTTCTTTTCAATCAAGTCGACTAGGCCCGAGTATGGACTCATACCTGTTGTGTAGGGGATCTTGACCTGCACCCCTTCAAAAGGTTTGGCATAGCGTGTTTTCATAACTTTACACCCAGCACGGATACCGTTTACTTCGGACACTTTGTTGCCGTCCTCGTCCTCTTTGAGTTTCATCTTCTTCATGGCAACCACAATACTTGATGCATAGATAAAGCCCTGACCGCCGGAGATCTTGTCATCTGGATCGAACATGTCCTGACTTGCGTAGGTGTGATTGGTACAAACCAGGCCCACATTGTAACTGCCAAACATGTTCACACAGTTACGAACCAAGGCAGTGAGTGCTTTGGGTTTGCGGCCCAAGTCGCCTTTCATCTCACCTGCATCAAACTGGTTAACGTCAGTGGGCGTCAATAACATACCCAGCGAGTCGATCACAAACATGACCTTGGGACGCTCGCCTTCAGCCAGTGCTTTGTAGTCGCTCATGAATGTTGAAATAGTTTTTGCTACGTCATCAATCATGGCCATTGACAGTTTGAGTAGTTTGCTTTCTGATGTATCAACACCAAGTGCTTTGAGCCAATCTTCATCGAGAGCGTTTTCACTGTCGATTAGCACAACAAAAATACCTTGCTCTTGTGCGTTCTTAACAATGTTACCTGAGCAGATATATGATTTACCTGCACCGGAGTCACCGGCAAACACAGTGACCTTGCCCAAGGGAATGCCTCGATTGAAGTCGCCCGAGATCAAGTAGTTCAAGGCGTAGTTGCCTGTTGAGATCCAGTCTGTTGGATCGTTAAATCCAATACTAAGGCCATCAATGCTCTTAGTGATTTCCTTGCGGAACTTGCTTACGTCAAATGGTTTTCCCATGTTTCACCTCTTTTAAATTGTTTATTAATGTTACATTATTTTTGTCTAAAAAGCAACCTTTAGTATTCCAATGCAACTGATCAGGAGTTAT